GATTTGGATGCCTCTGCACATAAGATCCACACTAACCTCCTAAGGAGTAATCCTTGGTCAAGTCAGATTATACCTCATCAGTATAATTGTTTGTGCTATGGCAGTGATGACTGCTCAATAATATTAAGTGTAACATTACAGAGTGTCGCAACTTTGTACGTAAAACTGTGTTAGCAGCTCAGTATACGACCAAATGTAAGAACGTATTATTGGATTACCTTAATAAATTAAGCTACTAAAATATTTAATATACTTAACCTATTGCGGCAATCGAAGGTTGTTAAAAAAGAATGGATAACTCTAGTTGAGTTACATTCGTTCTTTAAACTTCCATCAATAATCACGGGTACAAAAGGTAGTGTTAAATTCCTTAAACTGCTAAATAGTCGTATCGTAACATTGGTTGGAACCAATGGTTGGTCTTTTACCTTTCTTTATTTAAAGGAAGTTTTAAGACTAACAATACGTGCACTAGGAGGTCAACCGGAAACTCTTTGGAATAATTCTATTCCTCGGGTTAAACGAGACTTCTCCGGCCTTCCTACTATAATTCCGCTTTCCCTACGGCTGGCTCTTCGTGAACCAGCTGGGAATGTGAATATAGTGAGAGTTACACTTTGTGTACTTTCCGTTTTCCGTGTATTTAAAGTACCTGTAAAACCATCTTTAGAGAGTATAATATCTCCCTTTAATGGAATTGCTCGTACGTATGATTGCTTAATCATCCGTAAAGCTTTAAATAAACTGAATTTGAAGGTAAAATTTTCAATCTTTAGAGGTTTCATTTCCGAATCCGCAGGTCCAAATAGTCGATTCGCAACTTGGGGATCTACATTAGATGCATTAGCATTTATTGAGTATCCTCGTCAATTCTTAACTTTTGTTAGAATTGCACTAGTTACTAAAAGCTACTGGTATTTAGCAGTGTTCATAACTATATTATTAGTTTATGGGCCGCTTTATTTAACCTTACGAACTTTTGGAATGATAGCCCCGTTAAGAATGGGTAAACTTTCAACTGTTTATGATCAAGCTGGAAAAGCCAGAATTGTTGCAATAACAAACTGGTGGATCCAACTTGCTTTAAAACCATTGCATGATAGTATCTTCAGTTCACTCCGTAAATGGAGTGACATTGATGGAACATTTAATCAGGGGGCTCCCCTTCTTCGTTTATACAAAGAA